CATATGTATGGTGGGGCTATATGGTGCTAGAACACCTGATGCTACTTCTAATCATATTGTTGACGGTGCGCAACATTGGTTAATAGCAGATAAGAACTCTATGGGTATAGGTATGGCTATCAGTTTTGATCCTACTAAGAATTTACCTAGCAGTGGGAACGGTGGTGCTATTGTAACTAATGATAGAGAACTATACGAGTTTGCATATAACTATCGTAGTAACGGCAAACCCGATTGGCATCAAATGTCAGGAACTAATAGTAGAATGAGCGAATTAGATTGCGCACACTTACTAGTACGTTCACGACATATTGATAGTTGGCAATGGCGTAGGAAACAGATAAGATATTATTATTTGGAACAATTTAAGAATCTACCTATGCACTGTTTAAGTAGAGACTTTCAAGTACATGCGGATCAAAAGTTTGTAATTTATACAGACCGCAGAGATGATTTACACGAACACTTGAAGAAACATAATATAGAATCTAAGGTTCATTACACACATGCATTGAGTGAACTACCTATATCTAGGTACTTAAAAAGGCCGGACATGATGAGTACTAGCGTTATGTTGACTAGGGGCGTATTAAGTTTACCCATTTATCCAGAATTGACCGACGGTGAAGTTGAGTATATTTCCTCCGTAGTGCGAAAATTCTACGATAAATAAGTTTATGTGGATCTTTACAATTGCACCCGAATGGGTAATACATCTTATATTTTCCGTAGGATTACTAGGGGTAATCGCAGGGTTCGTACTGGGTTTCATACCCTTTATCAATAGATACCTACTACCCATTAAGATTATCAGTCTTATTATATTTGCTTTTGGCCTATATCTTGAGGGTGGATTAGCAGATAATAAAGAGTGGGAACTTAGAGTTAAAGAAGTTGAGGCTAAAGTAGCAAAGGCTGAAGCAGAATCCGCACGATTGAATACTGAATTACAGGCCGCATTAACCACTAAAGGAACTGTAATTAAAGAAAAGGGCGATACTATTGTGAAATATGTAGATAGGTATCGTGACCGTGAAGTGTTAAAAACTATAGACGGTCCAGAACGTGTACGAGTAGAAGAAGTAATCAAATACGTAGAAAGTTGCCCTGTACCTAAAGAACTTATTGACTTACACAATCAGGCAGCGGGTATGAATAAAGGGGAAAGAAAATGAAACTATTCCCAATAATATTCGTAGTTTTATTATCAGGGTGTAGTTTGTTCACTAAGACAGTACCTGTGACACAGAAGTTTCCCGATGTTGTGCCTGAACTGATGAAGAAATGCGAAGAATTGAAACGAGTTGAGGGTGACAAGGTTCTTATAACTGAACTGCTCAAGACCGTAGTAGAAAACTACACACTATATTATCAATGCTCAACTAAGGTAGAGGGTTGGCAAGAGTGGTATGAACAGCAAAAGAAGATACATAATGAAATTAAATGAGGTCAGTTATATGAAAACAATAATAGTAGCAGTTATTGCGTTGGGACTAACAGGCTGTGCAACTGCAAATAAAGAACAATTATACTATGATGCTAGCAAAGCAATTAGTAAAGACTTGACAGTAGCACAATCAGCATGTTGGGGTGCTATCGGTGAAATAGCAAAGGGTGCTAGTGATAGTGTTAAAATAAACGCTATTGCCCTCGCTGAAAAGTGCAAAAACGATCCAGTAAAAGTAACACCCCCTAAAAAGAATTGGTTTGGCTTCTGAGTCTTATACTGATAAATACAGTATAACTTTGGAATATTGATATGGCAACACAGCAAGTAATTAATATAGGTACGTTACCTAATGACGGCGAAGGTGATCCGTTACGTGTTGCCTTTGGCAAGATTAATAATAATTTTAGCAATCTTTTTGCTACATTTGTTAATACAAGCAATACATACAGCACTGGTAGTACACCGGGCCAAGTTATATTTGAAACTCCTGTAAGTGGATTTACCAACGGCGTTTTTATTGTCAGATCCAACGATCCGGGTACAGACGATACACAGAACGTAACACTTTCAGCACAAATTAATGCATCAGGTACCGATGTTAAATTTACAGGATATGCGACCACATTTACTGGCAACTCAATATGCAACTATGACATGGATGTTTTTGGATCTAATGTTCGTGTGTTAGTTAACCCACTTACTTCAGCATCACTATTTCATTTTATATCTTCACAGATAATGTATGTTGGTGATCCTATACCAGGACTAGACATTCAACTAGACGGTTATCCAACTGGTCAAGTTATGTCAACTGAGAATGATTATAACATTACAACAGAAGATTAATATGAGAGCAAAAGAGTTTATCACTGAAGCAACTGGATCGATACAACCGGCAGTTAAAAGAACATTGCCGGCGGCTTGGGTAGTTGATAAATTAAAAAATAATGATTTTTACGCACAATACAGGTTTGGGGTAAGCCTTGCAGGCGCCAAGGGCGCAGAACAACGAAAGAAAGATGCAGTCCCTGAGTTTGCTAAAGAAACACCATGGGGAGAGAACTTAGTCATTGTATCGTATGCAGGTAGAGAACCATTACAAGGTTACTTAGACGATGCATTGCATGAAATGGGTCTTGCATCAAGTGATGCTAAATTAGTAACTACACCTCATAGTGAAGAGCCTACAGGTACAGGTACTACAAGTACATTAAAGCCCTTTAAAGGATACAAGAAATGAGGGCTACTGAGTTTATAACTGAAAGAAAAATAGCACATCCTACAAAACGTCAACGTTTCGCTAGTAGAGGATTGCATAAATTTCGTGATCCGGGCGGCTACGATAGAACATACGAACTTAATCGTATTATGATGGCTACCGCTTGTGCAGATGGTACTACTCCATTAGAATTAGATGCTGAAACATGGAGCGGTAGATATAATACTGCGCATCCATATACAGACGTAGAGCATAAAATGCTTAAGCAGGCTTTCAAAGCAGTGGGTAGTGATACAAAGGATTTGAATCACGGCGATTTGAATAGTGATGAGTTGCCCGATACTAATACACAAAGCCCTGTAAAGCCATTTAAAGGGTACAAGAAAAAATAAATTTGTTGGTTTCAGAGAATAAGTATTGTCATAACAGTACAGGATTCTCATGCAAAATTTAATAGACATTAACACAACCCTTGATCTAGTAAAACTAAAGTTTTATAATGAATGGCTTTACACAGCACATATCTATGACGAGGGCGACAGCCCATTTCATAAGCAATTAACCTCTGAAGTCGTAACGTCATACATTGACCCATTAAATCTTCCAAAAAATTCTAAGATATTAGATTTAGGTTGCGGTCCGGGTTATTTCTTAGATGAAATGAAAACAAGAGGATATACCGATTTAACCGGTGTAACACTAAGTCCGGGCGATGTTAAGTTGTGCGAAGATAAAGGTCATACTATCAAGCGTTATGATTTAAGTTTTATTCCACAAAAAGATGGTTACTACGATGAAAGTGTTGACTTCATCTTTTTACGCCACGCACTAGAACATAGTCCATATCCTATCTTTAGTTTAATGGAATACAACCGTATTCTTAAACAAGGTGGCAGAATCTATATTGAAGTACCTGCCCCCGACTGTGATAGAATGCATGAGTTTAATTTGAATCACTATAGTATTTTAGGACAGAATCAATTGGCTGCATTGTTGACTCGGACAGGATTTAACATTGAGAAGTTTAATAATTTAGAATTTGATTTAAGTGTACCTGATAAGGACGGTAATCCTAAAAATGTTAGAGAGAAGTATTACTGCATAATGGCAGTAAAGCAGAGACCTCTTGATATTAAATGACAGAATTTAAGAATCTGTTTGTAATCTATCCCCCCGCATGCGGGGGTAACCATATAGCAAATTTATTAAGTTTGCATCCAATATTCAATCCTAAATATGTTTGTGAAGGTGATTATGAAGAGTTTATATATTTGAATTATATAAACATTCATGCCCAACGCAATCATCATTCATATAATTCATTAAATGTGCATTTTGATATAAATCAGAAACATATAAACGATTATCCTAGTGATGACGTTTGGTTAGATAAAATGTTGTCCAGTGACAAAAAGAATGTGTTTACTGGGCACCATACAAATTTTCATAATCTATTCAGCAATAATCTACTAGACAAATTTGCACCTTATTTTGGTATTGTATTGTCTGAACCTAAAATCGATTCTATACCCTTTGTACGGAATCAAAACAGTAATTTCAACGAAAGTAGTCCTTATAAGGACTATAATGTACCTAGTAGATTCCCGCCCTCGTCTACTACTGATTTTAAAGCAGTAGACTTTATCACAGAAGATAATGGGTTCCTCTTCAAGTCTGAAGAGTTGTTTACTATTGACGGTTTTAAGTTACTAAACCAAAAACTATCAGAAAATTTGAGTTTTAGTTTAGACACAAAGCACGAAATACTACATAAGTTTTGGTATGAACTTGTCACAGTAAAAGCATAAATACTCTAAATTGAGAGTATAATATGGCATATCCAGAACCAGCAAACGTAAGTCCTTGGTACTTACGTAATATTACCCAAGCACTTGAACTTGACAGCACTACTGGTCAGGTTCATATTCGTTCAAGTATTGTAGGTGGTAATGTTACTATTGCGGGTAACGTTATTGTTAGTAATGTTACTGTAGATGCTTTGGGTAATGTTGATTTATCCGGCAATACAATGCCCGTCAGTGGCAATATCAATATTGACGCAGGAAATATCACAGTATTACAAGGCACTGATCCTTGGATGGTTGAGGGTAATGTCAATGCAAACGTGACAGGTAATGTCAATATTGATAATAGCGTTGAAGTTACACAAGGTACTGATCCTTGGATGGTTGAGGGTAATGTTGCTATTACTGGTACAGCAAGTGTAGCATTTGCTCCAGAAGCAACTGATGCTTTTGGTCGTCTACGTGTAAGTAATCCATACACATTATATGATACTCAAGCAAGATATTACGACCACAATCAATTCTCATCAAATGTTGCCGGAACAGCAAATGTAGTTTACAATGCTAACTCAAGTACATTTGAATTAAATGTAGGTTCTAGTGTTAATGATAGTGTTCAGAGAGAAACAACAAAAACGTTCCCATATCAACCTGGCAAGAGTTTACTAATTCTTAGCACATTCTGTATGAATACACCTAAGGCTAATTTAAGACAGCGTGTTGGTTATTTCGGTGCTAATAATGGTATATATTTTGAAGTAGATGGTACTACATTTAACATGGTTATTCGTAGTAGTAGTTCAGGTAGTATTGTAGAAGATAGAATACCGCAAAGCAGTTGGAACGGTGATCCTCTTAATGGCGCCGGACCTAGTGGCATCACGTTAAATCCTGCATTGGATCAGATTTGGTTTTGTGATATTGAGTGGTTGGGTGTTGGTAGCGTTCGTGTTGGATTTGTTATCAACGGTACATATATCACATGTCACACATTCAATCACGCAAATACTCCTAGTACAGCGTATGTAAACAATACTACAACATACATGACTACTGCAACATTGCCGTTGCGTTATGAAATCACAAACACTGGTGCAACTGGCTCAAGTAGCATGATGCGTCAGATTTGTTCAAGCGTGATTAGTGAGGGTGGATTTCAGTTGAGTGGTTCAGGAAATCCAAGAGCCGCATCACATGTTATCGGTAGTCCAATAAGATTACCTAACGATCAAAGTTTTAAACCGGTTATCGCCATAAGATTGAAAAGCACAATGTTAGACGCAGTAGTTGTTCCTATCAACTATACTTTAGTTCCGGTAGCGCAAAGTATATTTCAATATCGTATATACAAACGAGCAATCACCAGCGGCGGAACTTGGGTTAATTCAGCGACAGATAGCGCAGTACAATATAACTTAGCACCTACTGCATTGGTAAGTGGCGACATTGCTGAACAATCTTTTATCAACTCAAGTAATCAAAGTAGTAGTGCCCCGACACAAGAGGCATTTGGATTTGAGTATCAACTAGAAAGAGATTCGTTCACTGGTACTGCTTATGAGTATGTCATCATGATGGCTACTACTGGAACTAACCAAGACATTTATGTAAGTTTAGAGTGGCAAGAAATTACTTAATGCATGAAGAATCTTTTTATACTATATCCCGGTGGTTGCGGTGGTAATCATCTTGCAAATCTAATTAGTACTAATACAAAATTTACACCGAGATTCAAAAGTAATAATTATTTGGAAGATTTGTTTAGAGATTATAAATCAAAAGCAGATGAAATATATTATGGTCCTAAAAAGGATCATTTGTTTTCAATAGGTTCTGCTGGTGTAAGGGGATTAAAATTTCACTTTGCAGAATATAATAATCTAGATCAATTAAAAGACGAAGATCAAATACAGATACTTTTAAAAAACGACACTATCAATATTTTTAACGGGCATGAACATTGTTATGTAGAAATAGATAGTGACTACAAAAATCTTTCTAGGATGCCCGATGCATTTTGGATAATGATTAGTTATCCAAAAGAAAACACAGTCCCTTATAATCGCATTAACTTATACAACTTTACTCCTGACAAAGAAAGATACGCATTTCCGTTTTATCCTTCTTGGGTAAAACCACTTGACGGTGGTGTAGAGGTTGATCATAGTAACGGTTTAATACTAGATAGTGAACTGATTTTCACAGAATACGGTTCGCAGTATATACGTGAATCACTACAACCATTAGATATTGATTTACCACCTATAGCGGATGCATTACACGAAATGTGGTATAATAAGATAAAAGAAGTATTAGTTTTGTACGATGCATTTCCAAAATAAATATCAGTATGAGTACTCAGACGTTAATTAAAGATCCATATGTAAAGACTGTTTTTAAAACACAGCAAGAGTTAGATGATTTTGTTAAATGCTGTGATCCAAAAACAGGTTATTTACATTTTATGGATAACTTCTTTTATATTCAGCACCCAACACGTGGTAGCATGGTATATCATCCATGGGCGTATCAAAGAAGATTAATAGAAACATATCACAACTATCGTTATAGTATTAGTTTGATGCCACGACAGAGTGGTAAGTCAACTAGTGCCGCGGGTTATCTATTATGGTATGCTATGTTTGTACCAGATAGTACTATTCTTATCGCCGCACACAAATACACAGGCGCACAGGAAATCATGCAACGTATTCGTTATGCATATGAAAACTGTCCCATGCATATTAAGGCAGGCGTGACAACTTATAACAAGGGGTCACTTGATTTTGAAAATGGATCAAGAATTGTTTCAGCAACCACGACGGAAAATACAGGTCGTGGTATGTCTATTTCATTGCTATACTTAGACGAGTTCGCATTCGTTAGACCTTCCATTGCTGAGTTGTTTTGGACTTCTATCACGCCTACCTTATCTACTGGTGGTAAAGCAATTATCACTAGCACACCAAACAGTGACGAGGATCAGTTTGCATTGATTTGGAAAGGTGCTAACAAAACAGAAGATGAGTTCGGTAATACTACAGAGTTAGGTACTAACGGATTTAGAGCATATAGAGCGCACTGGAGTGAACAGCCCGGTCGTGATGAAGCCTGGGCTGATCAAATGAAAGCACAGTTAGGCGAGGATCGTTTCCGTCGTGAAATTGGTTGTGAGTTCATTATTGCTGATGAAACATTGATTGCTCCTACTACATTGATTGACTTAGAAGGTATAGAACCTGTAAGTCGTATGGGACAAGTACGTTGGTATAAGAAACCAAGTAAAGGCAACATATATGCAGTTGGACTTGATCCTAGTCTAGGTACAGGAAGTGATCCTGCTGCTATTCAAATTTATGAGGCTAATACTACAACACAAATAGGTGAATGGAAGCACAACAAAACAGATATTCCAAATCAAGTAAAGTTATTAGCACAAATAAACAAACATATAGTAGAATGTACAGGGGAACCCAATAATCTTTATTATTCAATTGAGAATAATAGTATTGGTGAAGCCGCACTAGTGTCATTAGCGGAATATGGTGAAAGTAATATACCAGGTATATTCTTAAGTGAGCCGGGTAAGAAACGCAAGGGTTTTAATACTACCCACAAAGTCAAATTAACAGCATGTGCAAAATTTAAAACATTATTAGAAAGTAAGAAAATGACTTTATATAGTCGTAGTCTTATAGGGGAACTAAAAACGTTTGTAGCACTTGAGGGCAGTTACAAAGCCAAAGTAGGAGAAACAGACGATTTGGTTATGGCATCATTATTAATCGTTAGAATGCTACAGCAATTAAGCGATTTCCACTATGATTTAGAAACACAAATACGTGACCACGATGAAATCATAGCCCCATTACCCTTCTATGCTGTGCTAGGTTAACCGTTTAGGACTAAATATCATTATGGCTATTGATCAGGAATCATTTAACAAAAAACTTTATGACCTACTAAAAACTAGGGGTTATCGTCCTATACCTAAGGACAGTAAAAATCAGAGA